CCGTTGTAGAGCCAGTTGGAGCTTCCACCTCCTGTTCCTGTGCCACAAGGCCCGAGAGTGTATGTAAACGGTGCATCATCAGAGACAGTGAGACAGTCACCTACGTCGCCTGGAGTGGCGGTGCCGATGCCTGTGCCTCCTTGATACGGAAACAGAATTGTAGTCGCTTGCACAACTACAGACTTTAGTAAGAAGAAGGTAGCGATGATAGCGAGGAGGATGAGTATTTTTTTCATATTAAATCCTATAGTCAGTTAATAGTATAGACCCTATGGGCGGTGCTGTCACAAAGGTGATAGTCTTTCCACTGAATGTATAATCCTCTGTAATGCGCATACGAGCACCATTCATGTATACCTTGAGTGATGACACCGGACTTGGTGAGTGTTTTATGGTGAATGACTGATTGGATCCATCTATTGTCCCTGTAGGGGTCTCGTCATCAATAATATGTATTTCAATCGCTGCGTAATTAAATCCTCCCGTAGTTGTACCTCCGGTTGCGCGCTTAAATAACTCATCTAATTTTTCCTCAAGGTGAGCGATAGCTGAGATGGCAAGTTTTTCTTCCTCCTCTTGTATACCTTCCAGTAAATCTCGGGTGTATGACCGCTGTTGTTCAATAGGAAGCTCCACAAGAGGTTCTGGTATTTTTTTTTCAAGCTCCTTGAAGCGATCTGTATAGTCGGGAAGCGTTGGTATGAGTTTCTGTACATTATTGACATCCTTTTTCAGTTGTGTTACAGCACTCTCTAGTGAATTTATATACTCTGAGTACATTTTACTCATTTTTGTATCTGTTTCGCTCGTCATCCGCACTTTGAAGTCATCAAACTCACGCTCAAGAGATGATACCGCCCTGTCCATTCTATCCTTATTCTGAGCCACTTTTTCACTCAGCTTTTCATTGAGATTGCGTACACCCTCAAGTATTGTCTTTGTCAAATCAACAACCTCCTGCTTTGTTGCAGAGTCTTTGAAAAGTTCCTGTGTCTGAGCAATCAGTTGTAAAAATTTCTCAGTGGATTTCTGTTGTTGATTATTTAGTGACATGAGCGTAATGTAATTATATGATTTTCTTTATTTCCATTTTCTTAATAGTAGGGTTGATAGAGTTTTATTTTTATTTTAATGACAAAACTCGTCCATATCCATCTATTTTTTCACGCCGGAAGAAGCATTAATTTCTCGAAGCAATTGATTTGCTAATTCCTGTCCATCCAAATCGGATTTTTCGCGTAGCCACTTAACGAGAGAGAGAGGCTTTGTCAAGTCGAGAGTGGCTGTATCCTGTAAAGCAACATCAAGTTGCTTAAGAAGTGATTTCTGTCTTACATCCCCAACACTTTCCATAGCAAACTTAGCAAGTGTGGCTTCTTTGAATAGGTCAATACCCGTTTCTTTTTGTATATCTTCAAAAATACGGCGCGTATCTCCGCCAACGGGGCTGAACAGTTTTTTCATCAATCCACCCCCTTTTCGTGCATCCGCCCCCAGCGCTCTGCTGAGTTCATCTTGTAGTTCAATAAGTTTGCTAATCCGTGTGTTAACTTCTCCGTAACCGCCTCCAACTTGGGTTTTTAGGTTACTATTCAGTTCTCCAGTTGTATTTTTGAGATACGCAACAGTTGCATCATCCGCCGCTTGTAATTTACTTACTTCCTTACTCTGCTTGTATAACTGTCCCTGCGCCCAATCGACAAAATCATCAACTTTCTGTGCAGTTGGTGTCATTCCTAATTCTCGAAGTTTTGTTACATATTCAGAAAGTAACTTTTGACTCGGAGCGTCAAGTTTAGCAATCCTATTCTTTGCTGGAACAAGGGAGCCGTCTGGTTTTATTTCAATACCAAATCTATCCAACGCGTCTGCTTTAATTTTGTCTATTGTTATACCAGCGGGGTTACCCTCAAGTGGTTTATCAGCTACATTACTGAGCATACTTTTCTTTGCTTGAATAGCATCTTGCCGTGCCGTATTTATTGCATCAAAAGCGTCTTCTGCTTTATTTCCAGCAAGTTCGAGCGGTGTGCTTTTAGCGGGATTTATTTTTGCATTTTGTGCCTGTTGGAAATATCTATTGACCTCGTCTGCATTGCTTCGCTGTAATACTGTCTCAACTTGTGGGTCAATGTCAGACAATTTAAGGCGCATAGATTTTACAGATGGTAGATTATTGAGTACTTCTTTTGTGACACCAATTGCTTTTTCACCTGCCTGTACCGAAAGATTTTTTGCTTTTGTAAGTGTGTCAGCAGTTCCTTTTGAAAAAAGTACATCTCCTGCGATCTGTCCACCTGCACTAGCCGTTCCCGCAACTTCTTCAATAGCCTTTGCTACTTCTGGGTTTTCCATTACAAACTTTTGAAGTTGTGGATTGCTTCCGATAAAGTCTGTGAGTTTCTTAAATCCGGTTCCCACAACATCTCCTGCCATTTTAGCGACAGTTCTAACTGACTCTGGTGCTACCGCGAGTGCTGTTTCTGGTATTGCATTAAAAGCAGATGCAACAGCTTGTGTACCGCGTCTTATAGGTGATTGTCCTGCATTTTCTCCTGTGCCTGTTATGTTGCTGTATACGCTCTCACCTGCTTTGTTGATAACATCTGAGACGCGTGACTGCACCCCACTATCTTTCTGCCTTTGTGCCGGTTTTATAAATGACTGTAATGCAATCTCTCCGTATCTTTTTTTAAATTCTTCTTCAGATATTGTTTGCATATTTATTTAATTTGAGTTAGGGAACCGTCACTGTTTCTTGTCCAAATAGTACCGTCAAGTTGTGGTATTGCACCAACATCGGTAGGATTTCCACCTTTTATAATGTAGTCAAGTTTCGCGTAATTATTGATTTTATCAAGTTCTTGTTTAAATGCTGTTTCACTTGTTCTATATGCAACAACATTCCCATCGCTGTCTTTTACTGCCCACGAGCCGAGTTTTGAGGCCGAGTTATTGAGTAGTTTTAATTCACCCTCAGAAAGCGCGCCGAATGTTGCGCCTTTTGCTTTTGCATTTATTAAATTATCAAGTGTGAGTTGACCTCGTATTTGTTCGATTGATGCCACTACATTCCCCTTTCCCCCAGTGAAAAAACTCATTGGAGAAAAACGAGCTAAAGGATTCGGGCCAACTGCGCCTGAGAGATATGAGTTGTTTAATACATTCGTTATTTCATCAACATTTGATTTTGTTCCTGCTAATTTCAGTGTTTGCGTTCCACTGTCAGGTAATGAGCTTGGAGTATACCCACTCGGTATCTCCCACTGTCCCGTAGAGGAATTATACTGTCGCCAATTGGGGTTATCTGAAGTACCGAAGTTTTGTAATGTCGGCGCCTTCGGTTGTGTGGGTGCCACCGGCTTTGTCACTCTCCCCTGTAGGGTTGCCAAGTCGGTTGAGAAGGTAGGCGAGTTCTGGTCGAGCTTCATGATTGAGCCAGCAAGTGAAGACTGCCCATACTCAACGGCTGTCTTCGCCCAGTCATTTTTAAGTGCAAGGTTAGTTTTCTGCATATCATATGCACGGTCTTCTTTCTGTTTAAGCGCGTCAAGTCTTCGCTGTTCTTGTCCTGTTGCAAATTGGTATACAGAGGATATGAGGTTTGTCTTGTACTGATACTTTGCCTGAGCGTCCTGTGTTTGTATCGCAAACATCTTATCAATGTGCTCTTGCGCCATTTGGAGGTTACCCTGAGCGGTTGCAAGTTGCGCCTGTACGGGGAGCGCTGCGATTGCCGCCTCGCGATTGATACGCGCTTGCTCACCTCCGATAAAACCGCTCGTCTGCCCACGCCCCTGTCCTTCGAGCTTCATTTGCTCTGCCTGTGAATTTGCAACGATACTGTTGAGTTGCCCCGTGTAGTTATTGACCAGTTGTTGTTTTTCTTTGAGTCTATTCGCCTTCTCCAGTGTGGCGCGTCTATCTGCGCCTGTACCCATCTCCTGAAAAGCGGTGTTTCCCATTTGTGTTGCTTGCTCAAAAAGCGATTGGAAATTATCAGTCGGCTGTGTCTGTGTTGGAGCGGTCACAAATTGCCCCGTCTTTACATCGTAAGTCGTATTTGTATCCGAAAGACTGGGGGCGAGTCCTGCGTTATTTGCACCGACAACGTTCCCTACATCGGGGAGAGTATATGGTGAAGGTATCTTTGCGGGTGTTTCGGGTGTCATCTTCGCGGGAATAGTCGCACCGAGAGCATTTGTTCTTGATATTGGAGTTCCAAGACCAGACCCAGTATCGGGCCTCGCGTAGTTGGTAACATTTCCGTTCGGGTCAGTTGTTCGATAACCGACACCTTTGGGTAGCCTTGTGCTTGTTTTTACACCACTTCGGTTTGCAACCTGTGAGGAAGAATTCTTCCCAACTTTTGCGTTTCCACCACGACTATTTGTTCCCACTGTTGTTGACATATATTTTATGATTATACCATACCTTACGTCTGCGCTGTCCACGTATTTGCACTTGAGCAAACATACAATTTTCCATTCGCTGTGTTCACATACGCTTCACCAACCGCACAGATTGTTGGAGCTACCGCATAGGTTGGAAACATGAAACGTGTCTTGAATCGTGAGAACTTTGTAAAGTCCTGTGACGAGGAAAAGTTGTTACGATAAAACTCCGCTTTCAGTGCGTCCAGTTCTTTTTGCAGTGTGATTATCTCGGTGTTTGGCATTATGGTGTTGCATTTATTGTTGCGCGCGCAACGAGTCCGGTAATCTCAAGTCCACCAGTTGATATGAGCTGAAATTCATACTCTTTGCCAGAGGCGAAAGCGGTACCGTCTGCTTCTATGTTGAGGAACGTATATGAAATGGAGTCGTCGGTGTCGTATGTCCCTATGGTCGTCCACGGAGTTGCGCCATCTACTCGGTATTTTGCAGTGAGTGACTCCCCACTTGCCTGCTTGCGGAAAGATACCTTGAGTGAGAGAAGTGTCTTGTCGCTATCCACATCTCCGAAGTCGATTATCTGTGTTTCATAAATACTTGAGAATGTATACACTGCACTGTCATTTGTCTTGTCGATACTCCCATCCGCCGAGTGAGTAATAAAAAAGTAATTACCCGCTGAACCGATCGCCTGAATACCGTTTGTGTTGATGTTCTCGTCAATAATGTCAAGATTGAGCGCGAATGGGTAATTCACATTTTTACGGCCAAAGCTCCAGATACCCTCATTATAGGTAGTACCTGCACTATTGGTCATAATCTTTGCCGCCCAAAATAGACGGTTATTTTTTACCGCCTTGTTCAATGGGATAGTTTTATTGGTGAGTGCTTGTGTGAAGACCTCCTTGACCACCTGCGGTACGCCCCCTGAGAACATCTGAATAATCATGGAGCCACGCCCCGCTCCGGTAGCATTATTGAGGTATCGGTCAGTGACACCCACAAGATACCCCTCAATGGTTTCCAAGATACGCAACTCACCCTCTCCCCAATCAATAGCCTCCTGTACCTCGGTACTCGTACCGTCCCATAGGAATACTTTTGATACTCCGTTGAAAGTTGAGACAGGAGCACAACCGATAGCAATATACTTCCCGAAAGCCGTAAGAGATGTAATTTTAAAGTTGGATGGAAGTATAAGGTATGCGTCTGAGAATGTAGTAGCATCTGTCGCGCGCCATATCTTATTGTTGTATGGAAGGTACAGATAATCATTGAATACAAGTCCTTGTGCCACTGAGGAAATAGTAGAGCCTGTAGCCGATGCAGAATTTGTTATCGCAGGTGCACCACTTAATGTCCCGTATTTGAAGATGCTATTTGTGCTTTGGAAGCCCCAAAGGTAGTCTTTGTATTCAATTAGACACCCGTTTTGTACCGCACCATTACCTTCAGAACTAGCGGGAAGTGTCCACGTACCTGTCGTTGCATCCGCTTTGTATACAATTTTAGTAAAGCCAGTCGCTACTACTTGTCCAAGTCCGTATAGTTTTGCACTCCCTGAAGCATATATAAAATCTTTTACTAAGTATTGTTTCATCCCCGTAGCGGTAGAACCATCGTCTGTATCGGCTTCGAGAGAACGATATGGCGTAAGACGTGTAGGGTTTGAAACTGCGTCAAAATGCTTTGCAACTTGATACTTTGTAGTATTACTCTCACGGGGGTCATCCGACACTCCGCCTGAAAAATTATTTTGTTTTACCTCGACAATCTTGCTCATGTTTTAATTTGAAACATATATAAATCAATATTTTATGATGTAATTCACGACCGTAAACAGCGGCATGGTGTTGTGGACGGCGTCACCACCCGTAATGCCGCTCTTAATAGATGAATCCTCAGTAAGTGCCCCCAATACGGGTGATGAACCAGCAGAGACACCCCCGATAGAGTGGTCGTGGGAAGGAAGTTCATTATCAGTCAATGCGTGTGTCTCCTCACCTCCTGTTTGTGCTAGTGGTCGTGCGGTGTAAGTGATAACGAATGTTTGAGTACCAGTTCCATCACTTGATAGAGCAATTACAGTGCCCGCGTTGGCATTTGCTACAGACGTCGCCAGACTAACCGTGGTGGCTGTGACTCGGATAAGGTAATACGTGGTGTCGTTTGAGAGTCCTGTGATGACACCTGCTGTTGTGTGATAAAAAACTGCTTGCCCTGTTTGAAGTTCATTCAGCGCGTGATTATCCGCTCCTGTAACTGTAATGACGTTGGAAGCGCGAGATGAAAAAGTGAGTGTCTTAGTTGGTGCTGAGGCAGAATACCCTAATGGGAAACGCCCCTGAAGATTAGGGAGATTGAATGTTGTCGTTCCATTCCCTACACCATACGTTGTACCTATGACAGCAAGGAGTGTTGCATACGTGGAACGGGATACAGCGGAACCGTCACAGAGTAGAAAGTTAGCGGGTGCAGTGGCCGCGCCATAGGGAAGGATTGCACCTGTGGGGACTAAGTATGTCTGTCCTGCCTTTGCATCCACATAGGTCTTTACTGCTTTTTGAGTGGCTACCTTCGCATCACTATTGGCCGCAAGTGTTGTGTCAGTATCGAGCACGCTTGTCTCTACCTTGTCGGTATTGAGGTTAGTAAAATTAGTATTGATTGTCGTTCGTGATACTGCACCATTGTCTCCCAATGCGAGTGAGGTGATTGAACTCATGATACTTTAGTTATATTAGTTATATCCCCAAAAAGTAGCCATGGAGTACTGAGCAACCATGGAAATACGCCTGCTACCCACAAAGGTGCAAAATCGGGTTTGCTTGTATCAGTAATACTTGCGCTGCTAGGCTTCGCAGTATTCGTGAGCGTTGTGGACGGTTTTGCGGTGTTTGTAATCATTGGTTGTCCTGTTGTATTACCGACATGCGGGGCTCTCGGTCGTTGTTCCTCGTGTAAAAGTACTCTACTACCTTCTGCTTTTCTTTTTCTAATTCTACCGATATAGGTTGTAGGTTTTGAAGTCCTAGAGTGAGCGCACAGTCGTATACGGAAGCAATCACAAAGCCACGGTGCAGTGCGGGGTTTACTCCCGGCTGTTTTGTTGTGTCCGTTGCCACAAAGTAGCTCCCCGCACGCTGGAAGTAGTATTTGAGACCTCCTGCTACCGTTGCGGGCGGAAGTGTGTCGAGACGAATGATATTGTCCTGTATCTTGTCGTACTTTGTGGGCATTCCTGAAACTTGCCCAAAGGTACTGAGGTCAATATCGGGGTCATTGCGGTCTATCAGTTCAAGCGGTACATACTTATCTCCCTGCAAAACAGAGACACCGAGGAGCGAGGTGATTGCGTTACCTTGTTCGTCAGTCAAAAAGGAGTAATCAGACACGTTGATTGTGAGCGGTGATGTACCCTCTGCGAGTTTCGTATGGTTTGTGTCATCGAACTGGAAGAACTTATCATGCGCGAGTCCGTAGGACACCACATAGTCGAGCCAGTTGTTTGCTGAGTTGACCACGCGGACTGTCGGCCACTGGGTGTCATTCACACGCGCCATTGTGCGTGTCTGCTGGAGTATTCCCGTGTTCCCCGTTACATCTGAAAAGGGGATACTCATATTAGAACTCTGAAATTACGACTGTACCACTTGTCCATGAGCGAGCTACCATCATGCCACAGCCGTAGAGACCTGAGTCGTACACGACCGTAGTCGAAGCGGCTTGATAGTGTCCTGCGGTTCCTGAGAGTGTTGTTGAACTGATGTCACCGTTCGTTTTGTCTCCGAATATGAGGTTGACACCTCCGGTCATAGCACCGGGGACAGTCACCACGCGGGCTTTACATGAGCCGTCCGTTCTTGCGGGGAGCAGTACTGCATTGGTGTTCGCGGTGAGGGAGCTTGTAGTTGCTACCTGTAAATAGGATGCAGAACCCGTGAAGGCGGAACCGTTCGCTTGGTACATTGGTTTGAATAAGAGAATCCCTGCGAGGAGTATACATGCGACTCCGAGGAATGTGAGCGATAGTGTGTGTGTTTTCATAATGATGTTATTACTTCGGGCTAGTGACAATGCGCGATACTCGTACACTCTCAATAGCCCGAAGGCTATTGTGGTTAATCCTGGTACTTGGTTAGATAGACAATGAAGTCTGTATTTGCCTTTCGGACAAAGTCGAGACGTGCGGTATTGCCCGCATCTGTGTCTCCAACAAGAAGCACCGTTGATGACGCTGCGGTCTTGAGCGCCAACCCGGTCGCGGTTGCGATTGTTGTTGATGTCCCCGCGGTTGGAGAAGCATTGCGAATATAGATGGTGCGCACATCTCCCGGATTTGGTGCGAAGTTCGACAAAGTCGAAGACGCGGGGAGCGTGAGCGTACCCGAGGTGAGTGACCACGTCATGTCCACGACATTGTTTGTCGCAATATCCGATGCCTGTAGGGTCGAAGCACTCCCACTTGTTGTGGTCGCGTATACCCCACCTCCCTCGGTGAAGGTTGTGACGCTCTGTGGAAACATGGAGATACCCGGAGTATTTCCATATCCCAATTTTTCACCGCCCGTCACTGCATTGAAGCTTATGACAGCCACAAGTGCTGTTGCGAGTGCGACTGCGATTGTTTTAATTGTGTCCATTGTATATATTTAGCGGATAATTACGAGATTTCTCGAATAACTCCCTTGAGTGTCTTGAGTTCGCGCACAATTCCTTTGAATGACGCGGGAATTTCTGCAAACTCATCCCTTTTTGCCTTTGTGAGTCCGTCAATAGGGTCAACATATGATGTTGCCCGCTTTGACTCGTACTTGACAGGGTTTTTGAGTTTGTACTTTTCGAGGTACTCATCCCAAAGCTGTTCGCGAGCTCCGCGAACTCCCTCCTCAGGTACTACTCCTGTGTTATTTAGTGTGATTTTTCCCATATAGTGTTCTGTTTTTGCTTTACGGATTAGTTTCCGATACCCGAACGCTGGGGCAAGAGTACCGGAAACTAACCCGCAAAGGCGGATTAGCGTATAAGTTAGGCGAGCGTGATGTCTACAATGAGACTTGCTTTCTGAGTCCATGCCTTGAAACCGACATATCCTACAACAGAAATTTCCTTGCCTGTCTTGCCTGATACTGATTTCTCATCGTAGGAAACTCCACGTGGTGACGCGTAGGTGGTGACACCCTTCACTCCGAACACACGGTGTCCTGAGTTGGTGATGTCTGATCGAGAACCGATGGTGGTTGATACAAAGGTACCTGTGCGTACAACGTAGATGTCTACACCTGCGTAGCGGGTAAGGAAGCCATTGTTGAGAGCCATGTCAGCGTATGAGAACCCTGAAGCAATCTGCGCTTGTGTGAAGCCGACAGTATCAGTATTCTCAATGACAAGAAAGAGTCCCTTGTAGGTATCCGCAAAGCCCATAACCTTTGAGCAAAGGTTTGAGACAATGACGGGTACGTTTGCAGCGGTCGTGAAACCTCCTGCGGGTGTGGTGTATGTGCCGGTACCGTCCTCACAGAGTGCGTTGACCACAAAGTAGTCAATACCGTATGCGACAGCGTATGCCATCTCGTCAAAGCGGTTTGCCATGAGGTTGTAGCTGTTCATGACACGCTCAAAGTCGAAGACATGCTCACCGTAGATGACCTCATCTGTGACCGTGAGTGTATCATCGGTGATTGTCCATGCTGATACAGAGTATGTACCTGCAAGTGCCTGAATCGCTGCGGTAGGTTGTGTTGAGTATGGGTTGTGAATGTAGAAATTATCTGAATTGTCTACATCGCAGATTTTTTCAGCGACGAGTGCCTTTCGGAGAACCTGTTGGAGGTTGCTCGAAAAGTACTTTGCGCGCCATGAGGAACCGAGGGTTCCTGTGCCAATAGTGTTCATAGTTTTTGGTAGTAACGGTTATATTAAACCCCAGCATTACTACCCAGCGTTCCTATTTTTGTCCTGTACGTTGTGCCATTCGTGCTTGTGCCAATCGTTCAATGTCTTCTTCTCCGACTTCTCCGGTTTCTGCCTTTCGCAAAAGAACATCCGGCGTGACTCCCTTTGAGCCTCGGTTTCCTCCTCCTGTGTTAGTGGCGAGTGCTGTTGCGCGTTCTTCTTGACGTGTTTTCAAGATTGTCTTGAGTACATTGTCATTGAGTGCTTCAGCAACCGGCTTCCCGAGGAGGCCTGCGACTCGTACTATCTCATCAAAGTCTTCTGAAGTTACTTTTTGCTCGGTGAGCGCGAGGAAGTCTTTAGGAGTGAGTGTATCGGTCGCTTGTTTAGCGCTTCCTTTCTCCTTCTCCGCTTTCTCGGCTCGTATCTTATAGTTTTCTGCGAGCTCCTTTGCTTTTTCCGCTTCTTGTGCCTTCGCACTGAGTGAAGCAAACTCACTTGATAGAACTTCCTGTCGTTTTATTGTTAGCGCTTCTGCTCTTTCTTCGTCAGAGAGAGTAGTAAGTGTTTCTTGAAACTCCGTGTCCGCTTCTATCTTCTGGTTGATTAAGGAATCAATATCCATATTTTTTTGAGGCTGTTTTTAGGTCTTACGCCTGACCAAATTACTTCTATTATAACATACTCCTACTGGGTGCTGTCCAACTTCGCATTTAGTGCTTGTTCTGATTCGTTCGGCTTTTTCAATTCCGCAAAATATCGGAGTTGCTCTATTTGCGCTTCGATATGCCCTATCGTAAAGTTGCGCGCCATAATCAACTGGTACGCTTGATCTGGGTTCATTTGCTTGAGGTCGGTTGCAGCAAGCCATAGGTCTATAGTTTGACCAAAAGGGGCGTTCGGGTCGTACTCTGGTAGAAAAATCTTCCTCAGTAATTTGAGTAAGCGCTCATTGCCCCCAAAGGTTGCCTTGATGAGAGTGAGTTCATCTTCGGTCATTCTCATCTGCTGTCCTTGTTCATTTTTTGCGTATGTGCTCATTGTTTGTTTAATTTTAGTTATTAACACTTTTTGTCACCCTTCTTTGCGACCTTCTTTACTGTCTTCATAGCTGTCTTTTTTGTTTTCATTGTGTTTGTGTTGCTAAATTACTAATACCTTCCATCCCCGCTCCTCCACCAGTCGGCATTGACGCCGGTGCCGGTGGTGCTGTTGGTACGGGACGAGTGGAAAGTTGCGAGACCTCAAGTGGTGATACAATTCCTGTTTCTGTAAGCACTTTGCCGAGTATCACGTTTGCTGCGACTGGGTCAACCTGTACGGTTGCTGTGTAGAGAGAAGCGAGCGTCTGGAGCGTTGCTTGTTTGTCTGCTTGTTCATTCGTGACCTCAATACGGAGACTGTCCCATTCAAAATCTTTGAACACTTCATCCCATTCTATCTCTCCATACTCATCTGGGGTGAAGAACCGTTTATTGCCATACTGTGCGAGTTCTTGCATTACCTTGCTCTCCTCAATGTTTTTCTGATATGGCGATGGTACCTGTGACATATCACCTGTTTCGAGCGCACTTATGACTCCCTCCACCGCCTTACGGTTGAAATTCTTGACTGCCGCCTTCGGAATGTACAGTGCGTCTATCTCTCGAATACCCGCACTATCGAGAATTGCAACCACTTCTTTTTTATTCTTGAGCTTCTTCTTGAGGTGCGGAATCACATACGTCTGAATCATCTCAATGAGCGCGAGTCCCTTGTTCTCAGTCATGATTTCAAAGAGAGAGTTCGCCTGCGCCCCTTGGTACGCAGCGAGTGAATAGGGAGTCCCCGAAGGCATCGTGTTCCCCCTGATGGCATCCGGTGTTGAGGTGAGTTCTGACGCTACCATTCTCCATGCGTTCTGGAAGCCCTGTACGTTGGAGAGGTCGTACTCATCGTTGGCTACCTTCGTGAGTGGCATGTTCTCCTTATGGATAAGTATTTGACCGTTCTCAACAGCGTTCATCACATTACGTCCAACAAAGTTACCATCCGCAGTCTGAAACACCATCTTACTCGCCAAGTCCATGTTGTCCTTCCATGCCTTCATCGAGTGGTTCTGCATCCACTGTGAGTCAAAAAGTATTTCAACAGCGCCGATAGGGAGTGTACGTCCTTCTTCTTCAATGAGCGCGTCCATACCATACACATCCTGTTTCTCACGCCCTTTGTAGAGCGTAAAGTCTGAGAACTCGTTATCTTTGACGGTCACAAAGGAGATGACGTGCATCTGTTGTACATAATTTTCATTCTCTGTCTCCTTTTTCTCCTCTCCGAGCAGATATTCTTCTTCGAGTAAACCGTGTATCTCATAGAGTTCGATAAACTCATCCATGTTGTCTTTCTGCTCTCCGCGAGCGTTTTTGCGTACTTCCTTTGCTGACTCACATAGTTTGTTTACCTCCTCCATGTCGTATCCAGCGTAGTCGGGGTGACCTTTCGTTGCCATATTCTTGAGCTGTCCGGGTGTCTTGTAGAACTTTTCTATACGCGGAAGTGCCGAGAAGTCTATCGGGTCAGGTATCATGCGCGACCACGGGACTACTGTAGCTCGTAACTCATCGCCTACCTCGACAAACTTTCGCACCGCACCTCCATACTGGGCGAGTGTCCGTCCCCACTTGTTCAAGAATACTCCGAAGTTAGACTTCTCCATCCAATTTTGGAGCATGACGTTCGCAATAAACGCGAGAAGCACACTATCTTTCGATGTGGGAATGAAGCGAATATCTTTGCGGTCGATATCAGTGGCGCGATACCATACGTTTACCGCAGCGGTCACTATATTAAAAAACGGCTTCGGACGCTTGAGACTGTCCGTAGCCCCTGAGATGTGCTTACTATTGAGATACGCATAGATGCGCTCTACGGTGTCGTGCATTGACCAATCAACATGCTCTCCGAGTTTGACGGTACCTGCGAGATAGTTAGTTTCTGCCTTTCGGACTAATTCGTGAAGACTCTCCATGTATTATTTTTCGGGCAACTGGGCTACTAATTCGGGTGTCCAGTCACACGGGAAGTTATATTTTTGAATAAGCCCAGCGATTCGCTTATCCCTGTATCGTTCTAATAGTAAATCTGTGGTGCCCTTAATTTTTGTCTTATCTCTCTGATATGGAAAGTCCTCCTCATGCTCACGAAATAGGTGGGCATAGTAGCAATGCTTAATTGTAACACACTGTCCTCCGTTTATATACGATTTTATCCCCAGTTCAGTTCCCTGTCCTCCCCATGAGCCCAGACTCTCATCACCCAAGTCCCAATCCCAATATGTTTGTCTGTCTACGAGGAAGCACGAACCCTGTAAGCACATCGTGGGTGATACCATCTCGTCTGTCTCCTCTCCGTATTGGAATATGAGGTTGCTGTCAAACACATACGCTCCGGTACACGGCTTCGGTATTGGTTTCCAATTCTCAGCATCGAGGCGCAGAAGATAGGGTGCGAGAATTGTTTTATCATCTGCATACTTGAGTAGGTCTTTATCGAATCCCTGCGAGAACAGACAGTGCGCGTCAGTCTTCATGATGTACGTTCCTCTCGCTTCTCGTACCAATTTGTTTGTGAGCGCGCGCTGTCCGAGTTTCTCTACTGCGTCATCTCCAACAAGTATTTCCACGTTGGTGACCGCGTGACGCTTAATGTCCTCAACGGTCTTGTCAAGATACGGTTCGTTTAAACTCGGAATGACAACGCTTATGTCTATCATTGTGTTTCGTTTTTAGGTGACTCCTCTATATTAACGAAAAACTGTTCTTTCTGCGCTTCTTCAATTTCCTTTTCAGTCTTCGGCTTACGAGGAGGGATAGGACGAATGGTGAGTTGGCTCATAGGGTGCTATTGAGAATTTGTGAATAAAAATTTTGATTGAATGTATCCTCTTGGCGTTCTAGTACGGAGTCTGGTGTTGCGTCTATTAGGGAGATGATGGCATATTTTATTGCATCAAGTGCGTGGTCGTTTCCTCCCTCTGGTTCGTTCAGTACTTTACCATTTTTGTCTGTCATCCATAAGTAACTGCGGTATTCCTTGAGAGTGTCTACAGAGCGTGAAGTAATAGATATTTTGCAGTCCTGCACCTTCTCGATAGCCCATGCGTTGTATGACTTTTGCTTCCCCGTGACTTCTTTACGCTTCTTTGCCCCTACAATGGAAATACCGTAACTCTTAATCTCGTCAATGCTCTTAGGCTCTGAACTGTCTGCTACTACAAGTGAGTGCTCAGACTGTGCAAGTATAATATCTGCTATCTGTTTGTTTGACTGTCCTTTGAGGTATAGCCTTTCATCGAGTATGTACCCGCCGTTGTATGAATAGACTGCTACGAGTGCGCTTGGGTCGTTAGTATATCCGAAGTCTAGTCCATAGCGGACCAGTTTCGCTTCATGGGGTACATCATCAATGATATTCCACCTTGTGTATATTCTCCCCTCTACCTCTCCAAGTTGCCCAAGTCCATACACATTCCACCATGCTTTTCGATTCTGTCGCTGTTCAATAGAAGCAACAATCTCTGGTGGGCAAGCCTCGTTGTCTTTGTACGTGAGAATAATAAAATCCACATCGTCTCGTTTGCTTATCAAATCTGTATGCGCCCAAAATTCTACCGTTGGGTTATAGTCTATGATAATAAACTCTTTTGTACGTACCTCTAATTGTTCAAAAGCGTCAAATGTATTATTGTTCGCTTCATTCATAAACGTGCGGTCGCGCCTTGCACCACGGAGTTTGTCGCCATTATCAGTAGAGAAAAACTCTATCTGTGAGCCTGTTTCAAACGTGTAAATACTATCTGTAGCGTTCCACCTGTCTTCCTTCCAGTACCCGTGTTCACTGAGTATCCTTTTAAAATCACGAATAACACCTCGTTTAAGGTGCGGTACTGATTCAGATACTACCGAGGTAAGAGTAGGGATCTTGTCTGTCTGGGCATAGCCTATGAGGTACAGTAAGATACTGATTGTTTTAGAAGCCGATGTACCGCCTTGCACAATGCGGACACGATTCTTGAGGTTCCTAATCTTCTGTAAGGCTGTCGTTTCTGAAAACATTTACAATAGGTGTTGGTAACTCCTTACCGTTAGTAGTCATGTCTATTTTGTCGCCGTATTTCTTTGGTTTCATCTTTGACATGAGCCATTTCCGAGTATCTACTCTAAGACGAGAACGTGCTAACACTTCGTGATTAATTACTTCCTTCTTGTATCCGTTTTCAAATTCAATGGTTTCCCAGTCGTTTGTACCATCGTCTGCTATATCAAGTATTTCTTCTGCCATAGCATCGGCACTTTCTTGTTTCGCGCGCGCGTATTGCTCCGAAAAGTTATCATTCTCGCGTAGCCATTTAAACATCGTGCTCATCGCTGGCATTGTTTCATCTTTACTCACCGTCCTCATGCTTTCCCCCATAGCAAGTCTTTCACAGATAGCATCCGCTAGTTCCTTTGTGTATTTAGATGGTCTTCCTTTCTTCTTTGCCATATTTCTTAATTAACTTCTCTGCACGTCCGTATGAGAGGTCTAGCCTATAGAGTGGTGAGCATAAATTACTCGCCATCTCTATCAACGCTTCACCTGCTATTCTACCATTCGATTTCTCTTTCACCCAGAGGTACTGTCGATTGTATGCTTCAAGCTCCTGTAAAAGTCTGAAATCTTTGTCGAGCATATACTTGTTCCACCATACGTCCGGTGACGTGTACTGCTTTTGCTGTTTGATATGAACATTCTCATGTTCGATGATATCCGGTGGGATATGCTCATGATAGGGAGCATATATGTGCTCTCCATAGGTGAAAATAGGGTGCGTATCTTCATGTATAGGAAAAAACTGTTTGAGCTGTTCTATGTTTGGTGGAAATTCTTTTTTTATCATAGTACGCCCACAATGGTAATCGAAACCATCACGATACCTTGCTCAGATGCACCCGTAGGTGGCTGGAGTCCTTTTTGTTTATTTTATTCGGTGTGATGAAATAACTCGGCAAGTGGAGGCAGTATGAGAACTGTGTGTCGCCTGATGTGAGCACGACATTGACAGTATACTACTCGGTATCCCTGGATACAATACCTACTCGTGGATTTCTAGTCCGCGAGCGTTTGCCCATAGGATTTTTTGAAAGTATCCATAGCATATCTTGTCGCAGAAATGTTGTGAGTCTCTCATTGAGACAAGATACATACCGCACATTTTGCATTTGCCTTCTCCGTACTCATGTATGATACGCGTTTCTTTTTGTATCGGTATCGATACACGCGGTGTGGTGTCCATCTCGAGTAGTATGCTCTTGCCATTCGGGGTGTGGTCTCGGCAATACTTCCATGCGGGGAGTATTTGCTTTTGACATACCTTACATTTTTTATCTGAGGTGGATATCATCTTCACTCTATTTTACGATAAAAAATGCCCACAGTATCACTATCCCTGTGGACATCTTTCTTATGCTTCCTTGGAGTCATGCGACCACACCTCCACGATACGACCATCTCGGATGGTTAGAATGTAGCGGACAGAGCCGTCTTCCCTCGTCACGATACTGTACGGACGGTGATTGTGGGTTGCCACAATGCAGGTAAGACGCTCTCCACGCCACAGACAGGGCTTCTTGCCCCTCACCGTGGCATTGTAGATGTCATCTACGATGAACGTGGGGGGCAGAGCGAGGGCTACGAGAAGGGTAATCATAGCCGTACCCTCGAATTGCGGATGTGCTCTAGGTACATCACCACGTAGTGCGGAAGCTTCTTGTCACGCATGAAGTATTGGAAGTCCGCACGGGTGTCCCCGTCCTGATTGTAGTGCCACCGATACGCGACACGAAACAGTCGTTGCGAAGTCATCTTCAACTTCTCGCAGACGTAGTACAGGTAGGTAATCATGTCCATCTCCTTCCCCATGCAAAGCATGTACGATCACAGTAGTTGTAGATACCGATGACCCACGATGCGTGATACTCCAAGTCCGCACCGCAGGTCTTGCAGTACGGGCCGAAGTCCAGTTCAAGTTGTATCCACATGTCAGTCCCCGTAGAAAAAGAATGAGGAACGTCTTGCTTGCTCCTCCTCACAAGTGCGTGAGCAGGTACCGCCTTGCGTCATCGGGGTGAATCCCCACGTTCCGTAGAACGCGGTGATTGCTTTCCCGCAGATAAGGCATTTGTACATCACCTCGGGCTCATGTGGGGCTTTTACTTCATTGGCTTTCATGTGTTTCTCCTTGATTGAAAACGAAATGAAAATGGATGAATTGTCGTACAAAAAGGGGTACGACTCCCCTATGCAGATACAGTTGAAAGCACGCTTCGCAACGGGGTTCCGCTTTCTGGTATACATGAAAGTACGCCATCTGAAAAAAGATTTGCTCGTTGACCTTCATGCCTAACTTCTGCATCCACAAGACAAGACCACGGATAGTTTTCGGGTGCATTGGTGACTCCTTTGTGATGATTGACTCGCTACTGGTCACTCCCACCGTCGGGAAGCAATGGGAACGACCATGAGCGAGCAAATCACCTTTTCAAATAACAATCTGACTACCATTATACATCCACCGTATTGTCGTCATTGAGCACTATCCCCTTTTCTTGCAGATACTTCTTTAGCACAAAGTGTAGGTGTGGCTCTAAGTTGGGAGCGTGTTCTATTTTGAATACAAACGTGACAGTAATTTTTTGTGGGTCTTTCATACCCGTTTCCCACACTTACTACAGTACAGTCTTCCCCATCCTTCTACATAGTATGTCTTCGCTCCGCAACACTTTGAACGGAAGCCAAGGTATACTAATAGTTTGTGTATCATATAAATAGTTTGCTTCTTTTGGTTAATGTTTACTAACTTGAGAGTTAGTTGGTAATGGGGGT